GGTGAGCGAGGCGCGATTCTTCGCTAGTTCTAGGCATGGGTAAAACGGTAACGGGTACAAAGGCCCCCATCACGCTCTCGGCGTTCGCGAAGCGGATTGGGGTGGCGCGACCACAGATCAGCAAGGCGGTCGCGAGCGGGCGCCTGAACGAGTCGGTCGGGAGGGGTGAGCACGGGCAGCCGGTGATCCTTGACGCGCAACTTGCCGAGAGGGAGTGGGTGGAGAACGCGAAGCGCTCGAGGAACGGTGCGCCGAAAAAGTCTCTCGCCGAAGCGCAGCGGCGTCTCACTTTACGGAAGGATCGGGCGCAAAAGATCGCGAACGACGTGAAGCTTGGGCGGTTGGTCGACGTCGCCGTCTACGAGCGCATTTCTTTCGAAGCGGCACGCACGATCCGCGAGGGCGTGATGAATGTGCCGGACCGTATTGCGGCGGAGCTCGCTGCCGAGACGAACGAGGGGAAGGTCCACGCGAGGCTTGAGGCAGAACTGCGGCTCGCGCTCGAAGCTGCTTCGACAAAGCTGCGCGGGAAGAAAGCCTCATGACCGCGGCTGTGGCCGCGTCGAACGCAACCCGCATCCGTCTCGCGTGGGCCGAAGGCATAAAGCCTGATTCCCCGCTCACCGTTTCCGCCTGGGCTGACAAATACCGGAAGCTAGAGAAGAAATCGAGCGCGGAGCCAGGCCAGTGGAGGACGGCGCGCACGCCATACCTCAAGGAGATCCTCGATTGTCTCTCGACGAATTCCGGCGTCGAGGAAGTCGTGCTGATGAAAGCGGCGCAGATCGCGGGTACCGAAGCAATCTTGAATGCGGTCGGATACATGATCGACCACGCCCCGGGACCGATCCTTGTCGTGCAGCCAACCGTTGAGCTCGCGAAGCGGTTCTCCCGCCAGCGACTGGAATCAATGATTCGATCTACGCCGAGACTCGCTGCGAAGGTTGCGCCGTCGAGGATGCGAGACTCGGGGAATACGCTTCTATCGAAAGAGTTCCCCGGTGGAATCCTCATCCTCACTGGGGCCAATTCGGCGGTGGGCCTCAGATCGATCCCGGCGCGCTATCTCTTCTGCGACGAGATCGACGGGTACCCGATCGACGTGGACGAAGAGGGCTCCCCGCTACAGCTCGCGGCAGCACGCCAGCGAACCTTCGCTCGACGGAAGCGGTTCTACGTCTCGACTCCGACGATTGCAGGGCGCTCCGCAATCGAGAACGCCTACGAGACTTCGGATCGGCGGCGCTACTTCGTGCCTTGCCCCTACTGCGAGGAGATGCAGCCGCTCGAGTTTTCGCGGCTAGAATGGGCGAAGCGAAAGCTCCCACCGGAGAAAGCGGTCTACGTCTGTCGAAAGTGCGAGAGACCCATCGAGGAGAGGCACAAGACGCAGATGCTGGCCAGTGGCGAATGGCGCGCCGAGAATCCGAAGGTGGAAACGAGGGGTTATCACCTCAACGCGCTATATGCTCCCGTAGGGTGGATCTCGTGGGGCGACATCGCCTCCGGATTCGTAGATACCTACCGCGATCCGGACAAGTACCGCGTCTTCGTAAACACCGTTCTTGGAGAAGTCTGGACGCAACGCGGCGAGGCTCCAGAATGGGAGAAGCTCATGGCGCGACGCGAGGCGTACGAGAGCGGGACGGTGCCGAGAGGCGCGCTCTTTCTCACCGCCGGCGTCGACGTCCAGAAGGATCGGCTCGTGGTTGAGATCGTCGGGTGGGGGCGAGGCAAGCAATCATGGTCGATCGACTATGGGACTCTGCCGGGAGACACGGCGGACCTCGAGCGTGGCCCGTGGAAGCAGCTCGACGAGCTCCTCGGCCGGACATTTCCTCACGCTGACGGCGCTGACATGCCGGTACGGATGCTCGCGGTGGATAGCGGCTACAATACCTCCGTCGTCTACGCGTGGGCTCGTAGGTATCCGATGAATCGAGTGTTAGCCGTGAAGGGGCAGGCGCAGGGCGGAGTCCTCATCGGATCGCCCACAGCGGTTGAGGTGACTGTCGGCGGACGGAAGTTGAAGCGGGGCGGGAGAGTTTGGCCGGTCTGTACGCCGATCGCGAAGTCGGAACTCTACGGATGGCTGCAGCTTGAGCCTCCGGAGAAGGGGAGTGAGTTCCCTCCGGGGTTTTGCCACTTCCCGGAGTACGCGGAGGAGTATTTCAAAGAACTGACGGCGGAACATCTCGTCGCGCACAAGACGCGGAAGGGCTTCATGCGATTCGAGTGGGAGTTGATCCCGGGGAGGGCGAATGAAATGCTTGACTGTAGAGTCTACGCCCGCGCCGCGGCGTCGCTCGCGGGGCTCGATCGCTACCGGGAATCCGATTGGGCGGCGCTGCAGCGCGCGCTGACCGGAGGCTGAGATGCCGACGAAGCTCCTCAACACCAAGGCTCCAGCGAAGCCGCCGAAGCGGAAGGGTCCGGCGAAGATCCCGACCAAAGAAGCGGCGGCACCGAAGGTGAAGCGCGGCGGCGATCCCTGGCTGAGAGACACGCGCCGCGACGAGGTAGCAGAGGAGCCCGATGGAATGAACTGGCTACCGAGAGAGAAATCACGGAACTGGTTGAAGCGAAACCGTTAACTATAGGTTAAAATACGTTTGTGAGCTGGACGCAAGCCGATCTCGACACCTTTGACGCGGAACTGAAAGCGCGTGGGGGCGTGACGCACCTGACCGCGATCAGCGGGGAAAGCATCTCATTCGCTTCTCTCAAAGAGGCGATGGAGTTCCGCTCGTGGCTCGCTGGCCTCGTCAACGCCCAGACTACACCTCCGAGGAACATCCGATACGCCGTGACAGACAAAGGGGTCTGATGGCATCAACTGAACTCGGACTGAGGGCTCTCCAGGATCATAACGCTCTCCGACTGGGATTGATTGATCGCTTCGCCCGCTCGGTCTCCCCGCGGTGGGCCCTTCAGCGCGTACGCGCACGGATGGCGCTTGACCTCGTCCAACGGCATTACGAAGGAGCTTCGACTGGGAGACGCACTTCTGGCTGGAAACGCTCCAGCGGCGACGCGAACGCCTCTCTCTCGGGTGCGCTCTCCAAGCTGCGCGATCACGCCCGCGACCTCGTCCGGAATAACCCTCACGCGCAGAGCGCCCTGAACATCATCGGGGACGATGGAGTGGGCTGGGGGATCGTCCCCTCCTCCGAGGACAAGCGCGCGATGGCGGTATGGGAAGAGTGGGCGGGTACGACTGCCTGTGACGCAGACGGGCGGAACAACATCTACGGTCTGGAGAAGCTCACGCTGCGAACGGTGGCCGAGTCGGGAGAGGTCTTGGTGCGTCGCCGGTTTCGACGTCCAGAAGATGGGCTCCCGATTCCGATGCAACTCCAGATCCTCGAGCCGGACTACCTCGACACGAGCAGGACAGGACAACGACTCCCGAACGGCGGGCGTATCATCCATGGGGTTGAGTTCGACGCCATCGGACGCCGCGCCGCGTACTGGCTTTTCCCGGAGCACCCGGGCTCGGAGATGTTTTTCTCCAACGCCTCGCAGCGAGTGAGCGCCGAGAACGTACTTCACGTTTACCGGCAGACCCGCCCGGGGCAGGTGCGCGGGGTTTCCTGGTTCGCCCCGGTAATGCTCACCCTGAAAAACTGGGACGAGTTCACGGATGCGCAGCTCATGAAGCAGCTCATCGCGGCATGTCTCGCGGTGATTCTTACAGACCCGGATGGAACTGGGACCGGTCTCGGGGTGGTAGAGACGGGGGAGGACTCGACCTCCCCGCAATTAGACCGACTGGGAGCGGGGACGATCCACATAGCGCCGCCAGGGCGCACTGCGACCGTCGTCGAGCCGCCGCGGGTCGGAGACTTCGGGCCATACGCAGAGGTTACTCTTCGGACGATAGCGGCTGGACTCGGCGTCAACTACGAAGCAATGACTGGGGACTACAGCGAGATGCCTTTCTCGGCGGCCCGCATGTCGCGTCTGGCCTACTGGGCGCGGGTCGAGGACTGGCGCTGGCAGACAGTCATCCCGCAGTTCTGCGATCCTGTCTGGTTCTGGGCGATGCAGGTGGCGGCGATCATGGGGAAGGTGAGGGAGATTCCGACCGCCGAGTGGACGGCACCTCCGCCGCCGATGATCGATCCAGCCGCCGAGGGCCTGGCCTATCAGAGGACTGTGCGCGGGGGAATCATGAGCCTATCCGAGGCGCTACGCGAGCGCGGCTACAACCCGAAAACCGTGCTGAATGAGCTCGCGGCCGACTTCAAGCTGCTCGACAAGCTGGGGCTGATTCTCGATAGCGATCCGCGGAAGATGACCCAGGCGGGGCAGTTCCAGGCGGCTCCGAAGGAAGAGGGGCCAGAGCCCGCTATCGCAGCGCTCGTTCCAGTGAACAAGCCCAACGGGAAAGCGGTTCCAGCGAATGGAGCGACGAAGTGAGCGTCGA